TAAAATCTCAGGACAGACTTGTTTTAACTGCCCTAGAGATTTTTTAATATAAATAGACGATAAAAAACATTTCAATTACTGAGGGCTTGTTCAAATGGACTCTTTATGGAGGACTATGACGAGAACTCATAAAGGAGATAACTATGACAGATAATAACACTCCTGCAACTGAAACTTCCAAACAGGAAGGTGCAGAACAGACAAAGACTTATACACAAGAGGAAGTAGATAAGCTGATTCAGTCTGAGGCAGATAAGCGTGTGACTCAGGCCTTAGAGAAACAAAAGGCAAAGCAAGCTGAAGCTGAAAAATTAGCTTCTATGACAGCCGAAGAAAAGTATAAGTATGAATATCAACAGAAGATGGATGAATTAAACAAGAGAGAAGCAGAATTAAATAAGAAAGAATTAACTGCTGAAGCTATTAAGATTCTCTCAGAAAAGAACTTACCTGTTGATATGGTAGATTTACTGGTGGGCGCCGACGCAGAAACAACTAAAGCGAACATTAGTAAGTTTGAAAAATCGTTTAACAAGATGATTGCCGATGGTGTAAAGAAAACATTGGCAGGTGAACATACAACCCCTAAAGCTGGTTCAAGTAGTGGGGGCATAACTAAAGAAGAGTTTGCAAAAATGACTCTGGTTCAAAGAGCTAATCTAATGAAGACTCAGCCAGAATTATTCAAGCAACTCAGCAATTAATAAGTGAGGTTTAAATAACAATGGCTAATACAGTATTTGCAAATGAAGTCATTGGTTCTAAAATCAAGGATATTCTTACTACTTCTGTAGATTTAAAGAACTTTATGACTATTGACGCTACTCTTACAGAAGCGCCTGGAATGAAGAAAAAGGTTAATACATACGTTGCAACTGGTGAAGTTGAAGACCTTGCAATTGGCGCTGGTAACTCCAAGGAGATTGAAGCTAGCTTCACTTCTAAGGACTATGATGTTCTTACCACACAGGGTAAGTTCCAGTATTTCGATGAGCAGGCAATGACTGATCCTAATATCGTTGATGTTGGTGTTGAAGGTCTTACTAAGACTATCACTAACGACTTTACTAAGAAGGCTATTGCAGAGTATGGTAAAGCTACTCTTACTCAAGCAATGGGCACGAATGGTATTGATTTTGATACAATCGTTGATGCTATTGCAAAGCTCGACACTGAGTCTGAGGCTGGTTACTTCCTATTAATCAATCCTGCTGAAAAGGCTGAACTTAGAAAGAACCTTAAAGAGCTGCTTTCTTACAGTGAAGGTTTTGCTAGAACTGGTTATATCGGAACTGTTGCTGGTATTCCTGTTTATGTATCTAAGGCTGTTCCTGCTAAGACTGCTTTCCTTGCTAATCCAGAAGCCGTTACTCTGTTCTTAAAGAAAGACGTTGAGGTTGAGCAGGATAGAGATGCTGACAAGAGAAACAACATCGTATATGGTCGTGTATATGAGGTAGTTGCTCTGACAGATGAAACCAAGGTTGTTAAGATTGGTGCAGGTGCCTAATCGTAGCTGAATGAATTATCCTAAACGGGGTAGGGTGAATAATCTTTGCCCTGCCCCGTTTTTTTGTTATATAGAATAAGGAGAACAATAGATATGACTATTAAAGAGAAAGTCACAGCTCTTATTGGTGTCTCTGCTTCAAGAAACAGTGATTTGATTGATGTATTAATTGAGATGTGTAAGGATGAAGCCACCCATTACTGCCATCTTGCAGCTTACACCGAAGAACTTGATAACGCTGTTGTTCATATGGTGGTTGAGCGTTACAATAGAAAAGGTTATGAAGGCAGTGAATCAGTAAGTGCTTCTGATATTTCTAATCACTTCATTGATGGTTACTCAGCCAATACACTTCAGATGTTACAAGAGCATAGACATATTAAGACTATTTGAAAGGAGTAAGGTAAATGCTTAATCATGATGTAATTACTAAAGTATAGACTACCTATACTCCAGATGGTCAAGGTGGTTATACACAAGAGACAAAAGAGTTAGGAACATTTGATGTTCAGCTTTCTGTTTCAAATAATGTTGAAGAAGC